CGGCAGATCATCGGCGTCGAGATCAGGCTTCGGCGCGGCCGGCGCAGACTCCTGGCGCGGCGCGGACGCGGCACCTTCGCTACGTTCCTTAAGAAACTGGAAGGTTTCGATCATAATCCGCGTGGTGGATCGCTTGTCTCCGGTCTTCTTATCGTCCCACTCTTCCCGGGTTAGGCGCCCTTCAATCATCAACGGATTACCTTTCCTGACGTATTGAGCGAGCGTTTCAGCCTGCTTCCCGAACGCCTTGCACTCAGCAAAGTACACGTCTTCCTTCTCCTCACCAGCCTCGGTCTTCCAGCGGCGATTGACCGCCAAGCTCAGGTTGCAAACGGCAGTCCCTTTCGGAAGGTACTTGAGTTCTACGTCTCGGGTGAGGTTGCCGATCAGGATGACTTTGTTGAATGATGCCATAAGGTTAGGAATAGGTTAGCGAATGCTCAGTATCCATCGTGCGACGCTTATCTGACAGACGTGTCAGCCACTTTGGTGTCTGTCGCTTGACAATACCAACCCCTTGCCCGCCTGCAATCTCAAATCCCGTTCTGCGAGCCATTTCGAGTGCGACCACGAAAGAGTCCCATAAATCAGGGGATCGACCCATGCGTTCCTTGGTTTTGTGCTTGGGCTCCACGTCGATCAAACCAGTGCGGGAGATTCCCCATTCGCGCATTGACCCTTCCTCGGCGACTTCCCGGGGAAGTTTCCTCAGCTGCTTGGATTCGATCAGCAGGCGCGACGAATACCAGAGGGCTGTGACCATCTTTCCGTAGGCTTCACGCTCAGTCTTCGGATCACCCTTGCGAACAGGACGATCTGTCGGGCGACCGCCAAACTCGATCGGCACCACCTCGGGTGACCACAGGCGGGCGAACGCAGACATCAGCGTGCCGCGTCCAGTGGAATCGAATCCCACCTGATTAGGCGGGATGTTGCGCTGCTTGCAGTAGAGAAGCACGTACTCGGCAATCTGCTCCTCCGCCTGCTGCGCTTTGACGGCCGTCACAGGGATTACGATCGGGGCCTCAGCAAATGCTAGCACGATGCGTCCAGTGCTGTCCGGGCCGTACTGAAGGTCGATCATAACGCATCGGTCACCACCGATGCCTGAGTACGCCGCGTCGATCCCGATGATTCGCGTGATCTTGTCGGCGCCCTGCCACACGATTTCATCGAACGCCTGGTTCTGCTCACACAGCGACATAGTGACCACGCGCCGCGTACCGCCGTCTCGGGGCAGCAGCCCGAGGTTCATCATCGAGAACTGCAACGAATCTCGGCCGTAGTAATCCAAGTCCGCCTGAATCTGCTCCGGAGTGATAATGCCTCGGTACGGATTGGTTCCTTTCGGAAACTTCGCGTTCGGCGTGTCGTACCCGCACAGCTGGACAGCAACCCCTCCTGGCGCCCGCGTTCTCCAGGTGCGTGTCTGCTCAAGGTATTCAATGCCTTCCCAGCCGCCCATCGTAGAGTGCGGCTCACAGACAACCCCAAGCGCGTCGTTGCGATCCTTGGGATTCCCCATCGCGATCAGCTTGAACTCAGGATTCTTGCGAAGGTTGGCGACTGAATCGAGGAACCCTCGGCTCATAAGAGACGCCTCGTCTGCAATCAGCATCACTCGGTCGTTCTTGAGCCCGACGTAGTTCGAGAGGCCAACGAACGTGCCGCCGACCTTGCACGCTACACCAATGATTCCGTCGCGGAAGTCCTGCGCCTCGGCGTCTTGGTCAGAACTGGTCAGGATAAATCGGCTCTCGATAACGCGCCCAGGAAGCCACTCCCGCCGCGCCTTTGCCTTGTTGTGCAACTCCTTGATCGAGCCCCAGATTCGCAGCTGGAGACCCTCACGCGTCGTTGACGACATGATGATTGAGGTGCCAGTCGGGTAGATGTAGAACGTACAAAGCCCGAAAGCTGCGGAGGTGTAGGTCTTGCCAGATGATCCTGGGCCCATGATTCCAACCTCTTGATTTTCCGCGAAAGTCTTGATTAGCAGGTCAGACCAGATGTGCCAATCGAAGTGAGGCCAAAGCGCCGTCATGGCCGCTTTGAAGTGATGATATTTCCCACATCCGTACTTGACGCCACCGGACATTATGTAACCGCCGCGACGAACCATTTCGGCTTCGATGAGAAAGCGGTCTTTTGTACGCCACGGTATAGACAGGTAATCTGGGCTTTCATTCATCTTGCGGGAATGCTGCTGCGGCCTTTCAATACGTTCAAGCGTCATGGTCGCAGAAAAAAATCGCATAGTAGATGGCCTCCTCACCGCTGAAGGTGGGGTGGATAGCGGTTTTTCGCCCTCACTCATTCAACCGAACCAGCTAGCATGGGCGGTGAACACGACGGTGCGCGGAGGATTCCCGAAAGCGCGACCTGGAATTTGGACCAAACTGCTGAAGTTTGCCGATCCAACCGTTCTCTACAACGGAGGCTACTACAACGCTGCGGTGCAATCGGCGTTCAAAGAGGGGTTTTTTCAGGGATGCGGAACCTACACTGCCGACAACGAAGACCCTTACATTTTTGTGTCGATTGGAGGCAAAGTCTTCCAGATCGACATCAACGCCGGATTCAGCGTTACAGACATAACGCCAATCAATTTTCAGTTTCAGATTCAAACTCGCGGTCGAGTATCTAACGTCGCTACCTACGTTTGCGGAGCGCCTCACGGGCTATCGCCCGGCATGGTGGTACGGCTTCCTGAACCTCCAGGTGCGTCTTTTCCGCAGGGATTTTTCGGAGATTTTCTGGTTCAGACTACCCCAAGCCTAACGACATTTACCACGTACTCACCGGGAGTTGACGCAGGTCCGTTGCTTGGCCCAACATTCAATGCCTACCAGCTAGCGGCCAATAATCCTCAGATTTTACACGTTTATTTTCAGCAGGCTGAGAATTGGATGATCGTCCAAGACACTCAGAATCAACCGTATCTGTTTGACGGTTCCACATTGCGTCGAGCAACTGGAGAAGAAGTGCCAACAGGTGGCCCGATGGCATACGGAAAAGGTCGCCTATGGGTTGCCAATGGATCGGAATACTACGGTGGAGACTTGGTCTACGGCGATCCCGCTTATGGCCGGGACAGCGTGATTCGATTTACCGAGAACACATTCATCAATGAAGGCGGCGCCTTTGCGGTCTCAAGCGGCCCGATCACAGGGTTGGCATTCGCGGCCAACCTGGACACGTCCCTTGGCGACGGCGACCTGCTGGTGTTCACCCCGACCGCCACTTACGCGTTTAACGCGCCTGTGGACCGGGATGTTTGGAAGGATCTCAATTATCCAATCCAGCGATTCGCGCTTCTGAACTTCGGATCGTTCAACCACGAATCCATCGTGCCGGTGAACGGTGATCTATTCTTCCGCGCTCAGGACGGCATTCGCTCGTTGATCTACGCCAGGCGCGACTTCTCTGAGTTTGGAAATACTCCGATCAGCCGGCAGGTGACCCGTGCGCTGGCTTACGACACGGATTTTTACCTGACGGCTGCTAGCTCCGTGAACTTCGACAATCGGTTGCTGATGACCATTCAGCCCCAGAAGGTCAACAACCGAGGTATCATACACCGAGGGGTCGTAGTGCTGGACTTTGATCTTGTCTCGGGCATGGGCCGAAAACTCCCGCCGGCATGGGAGGGGGTCTGGACTGGAGTTGATGTATTCCAGATGCTGACAATCCGAATCCAGAAGCAAGAACGCTGCTTCATGTTTGGACTGAATCAAGGGGACATCGGTCTCTTTGAGGTCACCAAGAACGGCCAGTTTGACTTTGATGGGTTCGATGATGTACCGATTGACTGGACCATTGAGACCCGCTCACTGACATTTGGTGAACCCACAAACAAGAAGCGCCTAGTTAGCGCCGAGCAGTGGTACGACCAGGTGATGGGCAATATCGAAGCCAAGGTCTACTTCAAGGCTAACGAGGGCGAGTGCTGGCAACCATGGGCCGAGATTAAAGACTGCGCCAAGTACCGCAACTGCGAGCCAGGCGAGATTTCCTGCCCTCCTGCGGTGATTAACTGCCAAGAGGTCAAATACTACCAGCCGCCAGCCAGATCGCGCATTGCCCTCCCGCAGCCTCCGGACAAGTGTGACGTGCAGACCGGAGGGTTTACTCGTGATGGCTACGAGTTCCAGTTGCGCTACGTGAACACCGGCCGCTTCCGGCTCAAGCGCGTGGCGATGGTTGCTCAACGACTCCAAGAGGATATCTACGGCGATCTGAGCCGCGTCGCCTGCCCGTTACTCTCCGAATAGTATGCCTTCTTCAAACCCAGTCGATTACGGCGCCGATCCCTGTGGACTGAGAAACAGCGCGTGGGCGATCAATGAATGCCTATTCGCTGCGCTGCGCTGCGATTTTCCAGTGGGGACATTCCTGCTTGGGTCGAGTCCTGGTGCGAAGATCATCGACCGTGTCCGCACCGCAGGCGTTGCGACGTTCAACACGTCCACACCGCACGGGCTCGTTGTCGGCGAGAAGATCACTTTGTACGGGTTTACGGACAGCACCTTTAATGGTACTGGGCCGTTACAGTTTGGATTCACGGTTCTAAGCATACCTACTCCGACGCGATTTACAGTGTCGATGCCGCTGCCAGCATATCCCGATGCCCCCCTGGTCACCGAAGACGGTTGGATCAACCTAATCGGCGGCGGCTACACCTCGTCACTTGTGATGGGATACCCACCGTTGACGGGCGTCATCAATAACATCGCATTCACCGGCCAGGGCATCGGAAAGACGATCCTGAAGTTTGCCGACCATACCTCTACAAAAAGAGGGGATACTTTCGGTGCTAGCATACAGATGCTTAAGACCTTAGGAAATTACACGGGGTTTGGAGTTGTTGGGGCACCTGGCGCTTACGCAGGCGCGCCTCTGGATAGCATCAACTGCAAGAACACGATAATTGAAGGAATTACTTTCGACGGAAACTACGCAAACAACTCGGTCGCTGACACTAAGATTTCCTCTGTTCAACGGACAAATGGTGTAAACACTTATAATACTTCGTATCCACATTTCATTCAACCGATCGCAACACCGCCCTACACTCCCCCGGTTGTTCCTACTCCGTACACGAATGTAAGTGAAATAGGACAGTACATAAGTAACGTAATTATAGTTGGACCAGGAAACGATTCTTCATTTATTGGATTCGGTCAGGTTCAAAACATTACTTCGATGTCGTTTCAACGCGATCTTCGTGTTGTGCTAACACAAGGTCGTATAAATCAATTTGGATACGCAATATACACTAAACACCCGCAATGGAACTTTGGTTTTACAACTGGTGACACGATCACGGTGACAGGGTATTCCAACGCTGCATTGAATGGCACGTTTGTAGTAGCGGGATTTATATCAGCACAAGAGGCTTTTTGCTTAAACGTAGGAACACCGACGATTTTTTCGATGATCGGGTACGAAAGGCTTACTAACGTCGCCACCTACGATACTTCTTTGGTTCATCCGTTCATACCTGGAGATACGGTTTTCATATCAGGATTCGCTAATCCCACACTCAATGGCACGTTTGTAATCACCGGAATACCGTCTCCAACGCAGTTTAGCTGCGCCAACGCTGGACCTGACACTGGCGTAATTGGAGATTCTGGGCTGGTATACAAGGTAATAAATGAGAACGCTCGCGCTTGGGCTTATCCAGACGTTGCCCTTACAGCTCAATCAACAGCTGGCGTAAACTCGTCATTCACCGTTGCTGGAATCAACCACGTCGGAGAGAACGCGCTCATTCAGAACAACCAGTTCTACGATTTCGGAGTTGGAATTGCGGATCAGGAGGCGTTTATCGTGAAGTCGTTTCTTCCGATGAACGTTACTGACAACACTCAAGGAGCAAGGGTTCTAAACAACGATTTCAGCTACCAAGGACGCAACTCAATTCAAAGCACCCTGTACCCTGGCAGCGCAGAGTCGAATACTCAGTGTGTGGTTGGCGGGTTTTCAAGTCTTATTGACCCGATCAATGTGGTTTCTCGCGTTGGTGGAGTTGCGACCTACACCTGCGTGATGAAGCACACGTTGAGGGTGGGGGATGTGGTGCTGGTGACGATTGGAAATTATGCCTTTGGAATCATATCCGCTCAACGACAATTAAACGTAGTTACATTTATAACGTCGCAGAAGCATTTCTTAGCGCCTGGAAATACCGTGTCTGTGGACATCAGCGACAACTCGTTTGATGGATCTTTTACTGTCGCTAGCGTTATAAACGACTTCACGTTTACTGTCGCGCAGGTGGGTGCTGCTGTTTTTCCAGCAATATCAGTCTCTGGATACGCGGTTGTAAATCTTGGGTTCGCTGGGTCATTGACTGTCATATCAACGCCAGACTCTTACCGATTTACGGCATCCAATGCGGGCATCGACATACTCCCCGGCCTATACCTCGACGGCCAGGTAATCATGCTCCGAAGTCAGCGCATCTTCGCTACAGGATGTGAGTTTAAATACAACCGGGTTCAGGGTGGCCCCGACCCCGTAAACCAGCAGAGTCCGGTTACCGCCATCACGGTTCGTGAAGCCAACGGTGCGGATATCAGCTACAACAATTTTGACGGGTTTCGTGGCACCTGCTTCTACGTCGATTCCTACCAGCACAAGGGAACACACATCCATCACAACTCGGCACTGAACATATCAGCGTTTATCGCCTTGGTTGTGCAGGATTGGTTTACGTTGATTTCAGGGGTTCCAGCCATCACTAACCCAGAGGCCTACTCAACCTTGATTTCGGGGCACAAGGATATGTTGATCGAGAACAATGATGTTCTCTTAACAGGGCCGGGATCATGGTTCTACCAAACCGCGTACACCCCCTTGGACGCCGTTTTCCTGGTCAACAACCACGATGTAAACAAGTCTACCTGGTACTACCCGACGGACTACCAGATACCGATCTCAACCGTAACGCGTGCGGCAGGAATTTCCACGTTTACGACGGCGTCAGCTCATGAGCTTCAGGTGGGAATGGAAATTTCGACGATTAGCGTGTCAGACGGCACGTTCAACGGGGTGTTCATGGTTCTCAGCACTCCAGCTGTAAATCAGTTTACGGTTACAAATGGCGGCACACCTGGAAGTTCATCCGGAGGATTCCTCGGCATCAACAGCCCGATCAACTTCCCGTGGGAAATCAAACCCATCGGATTCCAGCGCACCGCCGGAGTCGCCACGTACACGACGAACAAGGCGCACCAGATACTCCTTGGATACCACGTAACCGTTGAGGGGCTCAGCAACGCTTCGTTCAACGACCAGGTGATCGTGACCGGAACACCGTCGGCCACGACGTTTACCTGCGCGAGTCCTGGTCCAGACGTAGCGTTTACCTCCTCGATCGGCAACTTCTTCCGGTACGTCGATAACATCCAGATTGGATGCAACAACGTCCGAAGGCTCAGTGGACAAGGTTTGGTCCGCAATAACGGAGGCCAGTTTGGCAACGCATTTCTCACAGGGCGCCCAACACGCTGCGTTGCGCCTCTTGAGCAGTTTTTCTATTTCGATTGTCCCGAGGGCTGTTTGGCGCTTGAATGCGACCCAGGCCCGTGTAAGCCAAACGACTACCTTTACCGCATCTAGCCATGCCTGAAATCAACCTAACTGCCGGCACACTTCCTCCGCCCGCCTGCTACGCATCCGAGCAGGATCGTTTGGACGCCTACGCGGAGGCGATAATCGCCCAGTATTCAGCGCCACCAGAGTGGTCGGCAGGCGCAGTTGCCCCAGCTGATCTTTCGCTCTACTGGCTGCGACTGGACTCAAACCAGAATCCGGTCGAGGTCCTGAAGTACAACACGACGGCGCCGGCTGGATGGTCGCGGGTTCAGACGCAGTTTACGTATGGCGTCGGAGCCGGCGTTGCCAACGCCTACACGCTTACGTTGACGCCCGTTTCTCCTGGTGTAAATCAGGCGTACCGGACAGGGGTGTCATACGTTTTTGTTGGGTCAATCGTAAACACTGGAGCTAGCACGCTGTCGGTTGACGGCCTTGCAATTAAGGCGATCACGAAGTTTGGCACCGTTCCATTGGTTGCAGGCGACATACGAGCCGGGCAGGTGTGCGTCGTTGTGTACGACGGCACTCGTTTCCAGCTGCTGAATCCCGGCAATGTGGGTCCATCGAATTTCTCTTCTGGAATTGATCGCCAGTTTTTACGGACAAACTCGACTCCGGCTACGGTCTGGGAGTCGGGGTATATTACTCCGGTTGCGAGTTATCTGGCGATTCCGGCTTCTGGATTTGCGGTTACTTTTTTCCACGGCCTCGGAGTAGACCCGTTGACTTGGGACATCGGAATCATCTGCACTACTGCGGACGTTGGTTATGCGCTGGATGATTACATTTCGGCAAAATCACTGGCCTATCCGACCAACTACGGTATTTCCATGACACCATTCTCAAACGCCAGCGTCATCGGTTTTGTCCGAAACAACGGCGGGTTCGCAATCTGGGTCAACCGCAAAGATACCGGAGTGCCTGCTGCCATTACCGAAGCCTCTTGGAAAGTCATGGCCCGCGCCATCCGATAACATGAGAAAAACCCTCGCCCAAGCCAAGAACTCCACGATCCCGCAGGCAGTCGGTCTGGCCACCTGCGACGAGCGTTTCGTCCAGCTGCTCAACGAGGCTCAGGCTCGTTTGGCGGACATGGGCAAGTGGTGGGGTACGTACAAGAAGCTGCGTGTCTGCGTCACCGCCGGCTGCATCACCTGGCCTCGCGAGGTCAAGACGATTGAGGCGATGAACCTCTGCGGCTACAACATCCCCATCCAGAACCAGTGGTACGAGTTCCAGACGGACACCCGGGCACCGCGCACCGGATGCAGCCGGGAAGGATGCGAGCAAGACCAGCTGCTAGATCGCGGCATGGTGACGCAGTTTCGAGACTCGGTTGGTAACTGCTACATCAGGGTGACACCACAGCTGTCAGCTGACGTTGGTAAGCGTGTTCTCTTGCAGGGGCTTGATCCCAATGGAATCCCAATCCGCACGTTGGACTCGGTCACTGGAGAATACGTCTGGGGCGAGTACGTCACGCTTCCAAACCCCTCCATCACGGCCTACGTCCAGACAACCAACCTCTTCAAGCAGCCGGGTCTGACTGGCGCTCAGAAGCCGTTGACTCAAGGGAGCCTGACGATTCTGGCGTACAACCCGACAACCCTTCTACTAACCCAGGTTGCAGTCTGGGGCCCGAGCGAGCAGAACCCTGAGTACCGTCGCACCTACCTTGTCGGGATGCCCGAGGTGTGCGGTGGCGCCAACTCGTGCAGCACCACCCAGGACAACTGCTGCATCGACAACGGAGACGGCTGCGTGCCAGCAGACGAGGCTTGCACCAACACGGTCGTGGAAGCGATCGTTCGTCTGGACTTCATACCGGCGATCGTTGATTCAGACTGGCTGTTTATCGGGAACCTCCAGGCGATCAAGCACATGATGAAAGCGATCCAGAAGGAAGACCGAAATCAGTACACCGAGGCTGAGCGCGAGATCCAGCTAGCACTACGATCGCTTCGGAATGAGCTTGAGGCGTACAGCCCCAATGAGCGCAGCGTGATTAACGTGCAGCCGTTCGGGTCCGCGAAGATTCAATTTCGGTTCGGTGGATTTATCTGATGACTGAGGAGCTTCCAGTAGCCGTTCAGCCAGTGACGTGGCTCGATATCCTGACGGACGAGACCGTCACGTTCGATGATCGTCTGGACAGGTGGGAAGCGTTCGTGGCGAATATTCCCCAGCAGGAGTGTCCGCTAAAGCACACGTTCCCAGAGGGGATGTACGTGCGTGAAATCTTCATGCCGGCTGGATGTGTCGTCACCAGCCGCATCCATAAGTTCGACAATCCGTTCTTCATCACCAAAGGCAGGGTCACGGTGGTTAGCGAGAACGAGGGCATGGTGACCTACGTAGCGCCGTATTCGGGCATCACCAAGCCAGGAACTCGCCGCGTGCTGTTAATCCATGAGGACACCATTTGGACCACGGTTCACCTGAATCTGGATAACAAGACGGATCACGAAGAGCTTTTGAACGACCTCACTTACGTGGGTCAAAACCAATACTTACTATGTCATTCGTAGCCACAGCAGTTATAGGAATCGGAGCCGGAGCTGCCGTCGGAGGCATCGGCGCAGCAGTCGGAGCCAATCAAGCTAGCAAGGATCGCGCTGGCGCTCGCGGCGTCGCGAATATGCCTGGCCTCGACGTCGGCTCAGCAGTGGGAGAGGCAGGGAAACTGGCGCCTCAAACCAGAGAGCTTGAAGCTCAACGAAACGCCTTCAACCGAGCGCAGCTTCTTGAGTCTCTTGGCCTCCAGATTCCCGGCTATCAGGAGGGCCAAGCTCAGCGCACCCAGAACGCAATGTCGTTGCTTCGCGGAGAGCTGCCCCCTGACCTTGCTTCCCAAATCCAACGCAATACCGCCTCAAAGGCTTTAACTGGCGGTTACGCTGGAAGCCAAGCGGCTCGCAACCTAACGGCGCGAGACCTAGGTAGGACTTCACTGGATCTCCAGCAGGCGGGTGCTCAGCAGTTTTCAAACATTCTGGGAACCACGCCGCTGTCGCAGCTGGCGAATTACGAGTTTACGCCTCAGATGCTTGCAAACTTGAGGGCTGATGAACGCACCAAAAAACAAGCCGCTTTGCTTGGGTCGTATAATATGGCAAGCGCAGGCGGTGTTGGAAGCCAGTATCTTGGATCGCTAGGGTCTGGATTGACCAACCTTGGATTCGGCGCTTTAGGACAAATGGGAGGTGCCGCAAGCCCTGGAAGCAGCAATGTTGCAATGCAACAGAGCATCATGCCGAAAACGATCTAATCTTATGGCAAACCCATTCTCAGGACTCGAAAACATTGGGCAATCGTACCTCGCAGGACTCCAGCTGGCGAATCAACGCCAAGCCAGGGAGGAAGCAGCAGCGCAGCGGCGAGAGGATACGCGGGTGCGGGAACAGTATTACACCCAAATGGGCACCGATCGGGAGGCTGCGTTGCAGGAACGTATTCAGGCGCGACTTGATGCGGCAGCCAGCCAGTTTGGTCAGGATTTGATTTTAAATTCTCAAGGTTTACCCGACTACGCAGGATCTGCTTTGAAGCGCGATCGCCGTCTTCAATCCGATACGCTAGCAGCCGCCGAGGGTGAAATCGCTGCAATGTACGGAACCCAGCCGCCGTTATCTCCGGAAGTTATCGGAAGCCCAGCATACCAAGCTGGACGCCTACGAGGTACAGCGCGAACGATGGCTGACAAAAGAGCCGAGAACGTGGCCATGATTCGGCGGGGGTTCATGCCGATTGATGCGGAACTTCCAGATGAAGTAAACCGTCAGATCGAAGACATTTCCACGCCAGATATATTCGACGGAGGTGAAGCGCCGATAACTGCGGCTCCTATGGGAGCTGGTGCTCCGGCTGGCAGTGGTCAACGCATCACAATCAATGGCCGTCAGTACATGGTTCCGGCTGCAAGGGCGGTAAAAGAGCCGCCTCTTGGATATGAGGAAATAGAGACTCCTGGTGGAGGGAAAGTTCGCATGAATTTGACCCCTGAGCGAGTCAGGCAACTTACGGCTGCAAGGCTTGCATCTGCTGATAAAGAGCCAGGAATCTTTGACGACATTGACGCCGCTGAGAAGCAACTGCAAACGATGCAGGATAAAGGCACCGAAGAATTTAACCTTGAACGAGACAAACAAGGAAACCTAAGGGTTGTTGAAGATCAGACATTTTCGATTGGAAAATCTCCTGAGCAGATTCAAGCGGACCTTAATTTAGAGCGCGAAAAACGAGCAACTCGTCGAGGCATTAAAACTACAGGTCTAGGTACAGGGGCGCCTATGCCTCAAGGCAAAAATCGCGTGATGGATGTTCGGTCTATTGCAGGGCTTCCCCCTATCGGACGCGGTAGAACCAATGCTCCAGCAGCGGCTCCAGCTCAAGTAAGGCTTCCGGTTGATTCGCTTGCGCCAGCCAGTTCAATGTCAAGTGAGTCGCTTTCAGAGCTTGATCCAGAGGAGCTTCGCCAAGCCATGCTTGAAGCTCAGGCCAACGGTATGGATCCCGCAGTTCTTGGGCTTCAATTACGCCAAGCACTTAACCAGTCAGGCGTTCCAACAGCAGCTGGAACGAACTCCTATCCATTGGGATTGTCTCAGGAGCAATTTGACGCAATCCTGCGAATGCCGCGTGGTCGTGCGCCCGTGGAACTTTAACCTACTATGGCAATCGAGATCGACTTTGGACGCGAACTAGGCCGGTTAGCGTTCCCGGATGACATTACGGATGAGCAGGCTCAGTCCTACGTTCGTGAGAATTATCAGGCGATCCGACAAGGACTTCTTAGTCAGCGGCAGGAAGAGCTAGCAGCTGAGACGGAATCACAGGAGGCCGCAAAGTACCGTGCTGGTGATTACGGTACGCTTGAAACGATTGGAGGCGTGGTTTCAGAGCTGCCTAAGGCCATCACTGAAGGCTTCGGCGGAGCCATGAAAGGCGCGGAACGAGCTATCGCATTCTTCCCTCCTCCGAATGTCAATCCATACACAGGTCGCCCGATCCAACAAACGGTTGAGCCTTCTGGTCCAGGTGCTCTTTCAAAAGCCGGTCAATCCGTTCAAGAATTTGGGCGCGAGACGTTCCCTTCGCTACCTGGAGTTCAAGAAAGTATCCCAGCTCAGATTGCTGGCGGCGTTGGAAGCACGCTGTCTGTACTTCCAGGTGCGCTTTTAGCAGGTCCCGTTGGAGCAGGCGCTCTCTACGGATTGTCCGCAGGTGAAGCTGGAGCTGAAGATGCCCGCAGAGTTATTAACCGGCGCATTGCTGAACGACTTGCAGCTGGTGACTCGCAAGGAGCTGAGGATCTTCAAGCGCAGGCGTCGCAGCTGGAATCTCAATCGTTCCTTCTAAACGCTGCCATCGGCGGTGTGTCGGAGGGTGTGCTTGGCGTGGCAGGAAAAATCCGTTTTGGAAAATCCAACATCGGTGGCGTTGGGGCTCGCCTCGCTGAAAGGCTGATTCCGAAGGCTGCTAGCTTACGGACTCAGAACATGATTCGTGGCGGCGTAGAGGGCGTCGTGACAGAAGGTCTTCAGGAATCATTGGAGCAGTCCATGGGCAACATGGCTGCCAAGGTTACCTACGAACCTGAGCGCGGTATCATGGACGGTGTGGCGCAGGCTGGATTTATTGGCGCTGCGACCGGCGGACTTGTTGGTGGTGCCATTGGATCTAAGCGGAATCCGAATCTTGCGAGAGCAAACGCAATCGCCGAGGCCACGGGCGCAGATCCCGCAAACCCGCTGCCGCGTTCAACAGCAACGGTTGCCGGCCTTGAAGACGGACCGCAACCCACCGGCCCGATCGACATCGAGCCCGAGATTACGCCGGAGGATGTCCTGCGGATGTCTCAAGAGGCTGGAATTCCCATGCCAGCCGAAGAGGTGGCCCCTGCGCCCGCCCCGGTGGCTGCACCTGCACCAGAACCGCAGGCTGTTGTAACTCCTGTTGTAACTCCGACCCCCGCGCCTACCCCCGCCGCCGCCCCCGCCGCAACTGTCGATTCCGAAACCGGCTTAGCTCCCGACGAGCAGGATGAACTCGACCAGTTACTCACGGCCGAAGATGCCGGCCTGCTGAGCGAAGAGGGTGCTATCACTCTTGCAGGTTACCGCGCCCGATTGGGTGGGGTTGAGCCTGCTGCAATACAAACTCAACCTACCATATCCAGTGCCGTTCAAGAACAAGGCCCAAATGAAGGCGTGCTACGCGCAGAAGAGCAGCAACCCCCAATCGAAGTGGGACTGCGACAAGTGGATCAAAGAGGGCGGCCTGCCGAAAGCAGCGGGGCCGAAGTCCAAGTCACCCCGCAAGAAGTACGGCAAGTAAAGGCACGGGTAGCACCCGCTCCGGTGGTCGAGGTCACCACATCCACGAAGCTCCCCAAGAATCTTGCCGGTGCCAAGCCCCGTTACAGCATCTCTCAGGATACGTACCTGCCGAGATTCGACAGCGACTTTGATCTAGCTGCGTACATCGTGACGCAGACAAAAAAATCTGATAGCGACGCGGATTACTTGAAGTGGGCAGTCGAGCGGTCTGGAATGACTCCAGAGGAAGTGCGTAAACACGGCCTTCAGGTTCGCGCTGAACTCAAGAAGCTAGCAGCTAAGACGAAGGCTGGAACTGCACAGAAACCTGCTGCGTTGGTTGTGCCTTCGGTGACGATTACAATGCCGGAGGTAAAGGTTACGGCGACTCCAGTGTCGGTGCCTGTCGCTGCCCCGGTAACCCCTGCCCCTACTCCAGTAGCGCCTACTCC